ATCATTTGCTGTCATGTCAAAACCACCAGCGCCTCTTACTGCTTTTGCTGTCATAACAAATTCGCCGTCAGATAGCATAGCTGGTATGTCATCAGATGTTTCTGTTCCCGGACCATTTATATCTCCGTCCATAGGTGGGAAATTTGCAGGGTCTATAGGTGGCTCTCCACCTTCAGCCATCTCTACTAATCCACCGTCTGCAAAGGCCATAATACCGCCCATAGCAGCGTTTCTAGGCTTGCCGCCTTGTAACACAGGCATACCTTCACCTGTTAAACCGTATTCAACTCTGCTAGGCATTTCTTCGCCTTTTTGTCTTGCTATCTCAGCAGCTATATTATATCTACCTAATTGGTCCATGGTTGTTAATGGGGTCAGTGGTACACCTTTAAAGTTTTTTGCATCTTCATAAGCTAGTTTACCTACCAATCCTGCTAGTCCTGCAATGCCTAAATTGCCAAGACCGCCCTCACCTTGTCCTTTGATGGTGTCCTCAAATCCTTTAATAAAATCAGGAGTATTGCCATCTCCTAGTATCCTTCGACCTATGTTAAAAGGACTGCTAGATGTTTGTGCCATGCCTAGCTCTTGCAATATTTGTGCGTCTGATAAACCTTCAGACCTAAGTCTTTCTATTCTTGTTTTGTATTGTGAGTCAGTAGCCAATTCATCAACTGTTGGCATTTCTTCACCACCACCAAACAACCCAAAGTAACCAGATTTTTGGTCATCCATGTATTGTTGTCCAATATTTTTGGCATATTGAAATGGATTAAATTTACCATCAACACTACCTATACCTGTTAAAGCGTCTTTAAACCCACCGCCTGCTTTTAAAAAATCACCTGACCTTATTGATTGTAAAGCACCATCTTTCCCAAATACTTTTTGACTACCTCCTGCAAATACAGTCATAAGGTCGCCGATGCCACCTTCGCCTTTTGCGATGTTTACAACAGCTTTACCTTTGTTGTACATAATTGCAGGCGCTTGCCAAGGTCCGGGTATTACAGCAGCAACGGGTGCTATTTTTTTAACAACCTTCTTTAAACTTTTACCTATTTTTTTTAGGAAACCAAACTCAGGGTTGCCTGTTATTGGGTTTATTGACATACCGTTGCCAACCTTGTATTCATTTGGGTTGAGTCCAACGCTCATCATTTCTTGTTCTAATCTTTGTCTTGTTTCAGGAGTTATTACTGGTGGAACCACCATTTCTCCTGCTGCAACATGCGCTAAATAATTATCTTCGTTTCTGCCTAAGCTGGCTAATCCTTCCATGTTTTCTGTATTCATGTGCATAATTTATAAATTCTACCCTATTTTGTGTCGTTTTTACTAAATTCTTGTGCAAATTCTTTCATAAAATTCTTTGATTCTTCATGACATACTAGCCAAAAAACTAATAAATATCTATCACCGCTTATTACAGGCAAACCTCTGTGCATGTGCGTAAGGCTTGGAAATATAAGCGCATTGCCTGTAGGCAGGGGTTCTACAGTGCCTTTGCGCATAAATTCTGTGCCACCACCCTCATATTCACCCGTGTTTAAAGGCACTACAATGCTTATATCGGAACTTGCGTCATGGTGCCAAGCTCCTTGTTTTTTGTCTTTTAAATTGTAATTAGCTATTTGTATATTGCCGCCAGTTACTGCTCTATTCCAAATACTTAACAAAATTGGATTAATTACAGAGTCTACAACACTCATTAACGAGTGATATAACTGTGGACATTTGTCGTGTAATACTATTTCTGGTATCTGTCGCAATTCGTCTTCTTCTTCGTTTGGCTCAAAGCCAAAATGATTGGTCATGTTGTGCATTTCATTTACAAGCAACGTACAAAGCTCTTTTGAAAACAAAGGAACTGTGTGTACGTCAGGTAGCGGTTCTTTTATTATTTCATTTAGAGGTAAATTGTCTAAAGATTCTGATTGGTTGCTATAAAAGTTGCTTAATAAAGGCAGTGTTTCTTTTGCTTTTTGTAAAGTTTGTTTTTCTACGTACCAGTCAGAGGGAAAGCTTAGTAATAGATTTTTAAGCTGATAGCTTTCTTCTATGTTAGTTTCAGCCAACATTAGAAATTACTGCAAAGAACCAATACCCATAGCTTTTGGGGGTGAATCAGGCAGACCTTCACGATTAATCAAATCTGCTGGTCTTGGCTCCATTGATACCGTTTTTATCATAAGGCTAAAATCCTCCATGTTAAACTCAGGGTCATCGCTTTGTAGCATTTTTTGCATCATCATTACCGCTTGATTGTGTTCCTCTGAACCCATTGGCTTAGTTAAAATGGTATTTACCATTTCTTGATAGCCTTCATTAGCTAATGGTGTAAACACTTCATTGATAATGTCTTGTCTTGCTTTCATAAACTCTTGTTGTTGTGGGTCAACCTTTATTGCATCATCTGTCTGTTTTTGAATCATAGCTATATTAGATTCAATGCTGTCTGGTTGCACTTCGCCTGCTAGTTTTTGTATTCTTTCTTCTAGTGTTGCCATACTTTTATCCTAATTTATGTTTACAGATATATTACCACTTGTTTTTACTGAAACAAAGCCTAACGAACCTGTTGCTTTTAAACCCTTTTGATTTGGGTTTGTAGTTAAATCCAAAAAATCAATACCGTCAAATACCTGTAAAATGCCAAGACTTGTATTAAATATTATATCCCCTTGTAAAAAATTTAATTCAGCCAATTCTGTTGCGTTAAATCTTGGTGTGCTACTAGGGTCAAATTGTCCTAAATTAATTTCTAATATTCTGACTAATCTATTAAAAACTTCAGGCGAAACATCATTTGTTGCTATCGGCAATCTTGATGGCAATAGTTTTGCCATTATCTTCTGCCATCAGGTTGTATATCCAACCTTGTATAACCTAGTCTCCACTTTACGCCTAATCTATTACCTGTTGCTGCATCATCATCGCTTTGTAATCGTAATACAGCCTGTCTACCTCTAGCTCGCACATGCACTTGTGCTGTGTTATTGGATATGTCTTTTGTTGCTCTTGTTGTTAAAGATTCACTTGGTGCGTTACGTGTTTTTAACAACATATTTATTTGCGGACTTCCACTAGCAACATTTGTTCCATAAAATTTTATGTCGGGTATCATTCTGCGCACAAATGCAAAACTATTACCGTCTTGCAAATCAAAGTCTGCGCTCTCTATAAACACACCGTCCATAGGTAATCCGTCGTTGTCTTCACCGTCTTCCTGATTGAATATAACACCATTGTCTGTTGCAAGTGGTCTTGTAAACACATTTTGGTCTATCCATGCCGTCCTTACAAGCTGTCCAATTGACCAAACGTTTTCTAAATAATTGTAAATTACATACCTTGATATTTCTGAAGTGCCATCACTTTCTGCTGGATAAAACCACCAAACCTCGTTATATTCTTTGTTTAACAACGCAAACACCTTAAAAGCCTGTCCAATATCTAAATCTTCTTGTATATAGCTTAAAACGCTACATGGTAGCTTTTGCACAGAACCTGTATATGAGTAAAAACCATCGTCACCCATCCAAAACACTCCATTTGGTGAATTGATAGCTGCATTAGGGCCAATCATACCAGTACCCTCGTTTATTAAATTTAAGGCAAAAGTAAGTGGCGGTCCTACAAACTGCATACTATACATAGATGTGTCTGTCCAAATTAATGTTTCTTGTCTTGCACGCAAACCACCTCTGATTTCACTACCTGCTGATAATCTTACAGAACCAGCCGTGTTTGTAGTTTTTGGTTCAAACTCTGTAATGCTTTCTTGGTCAGAGAAAGCTACTAACATTGGGTCTATGGTGCCACTTCTTGCTCCACCAGATATGGGGTCTGCGCCCAAAACAATTACGTGCCTGTCCGTATCGCTTACTATGGTTTGTAAGCCTACTGTAGGTGCTAAATTAGAGCCTGACAAACTTGTGATATTAACAGCTCTTGTAGTCGTTCCATTGGATTCATCCCAATAAAAAATAGGTCCGCCACGTGGATTGAGTATTAAATCTTCACCAAAATTGTCAGCAGACCATAATCTTAATTGGTTTGTAAATGATAAGCTTGTTGATGCACCGTAAGAACTTACACCCCATGCACCTGAACCAAAGCCTGAAGATTGTATAAAGTTATCCAGTCCAACGTTTAATTGATAAGAGCCATCTACACCTGAACCGCCGTTACCAGTATCACTAGAATTTGCAGTAGCAGATGCTGTAAAAGTATATGTGTTTGCAGTTGGTACTGAAACTATTTGATGTTCTGTATTAAGCACGTCAGCGTTGATATTACCACCAAGGCTGACTGCACCACTAATTGTAACAAAATCGCCTTGTACGGCTCCGTGTGAGCTATCTGTGGCTGTAATGGTTGCTGAACCATTTGTTGCAGCAAAGGTTATGCTGTTAGTGCTTGTTTTGCGAATAGGCGTAACGTCAGCAAGTGTAGTACCCTCTAATATGTATGCTTTGAGGTGTGTGCCAACATAAAGGTATTTGTTACCTTCAAGTGAAATCCATGGAAATAATTTACGACAAGTGCCTAAAAAAGTAGATGTGGTTTTTTTTGTCCAACCACCAATTTTTTCTGCAAAACCTTTTCTAAACCTGACTAAAGATGCATCAAACCAACCACCAGCATTGGTGTAGTCAGTTCCCTCTTTATCTATACCAGCTTTAAACTGAAACTTCGCAAACGGCATGTTTCATTTTAGGCTATTCTAATTATAGCTGTAGATGCTGCTTTTGCTGGAAATACAATAGTAAAGTCACCAGCGGTAGATGTTTTGTCTCCACCAAAATCTATAGTAGCTACAGATTTGTCACCGTTGGTGTCGTTATAAATCATACAACCTCTAGCGGTTATAGTAGCTGTACTAAAAGTAAGGTCACTAAAATCAGTTACTGCTGTAGTTCCTGTGGCTGAAGGTGTAACGTTTGTTAAAGCCGCTCCACCTGAGGTGTAATTAGTGCCACTTGCTTGTCCTGTTGTAGTAAAAGCAGTTGTTGTAGCTCCTAATGTAGCCGAGCTTGTATACAAAGCTAGTTTAAAACTATTGCCACTTGAATTAGTAAAGTTGTGTGTACCAGTTAATAGCTCTACTTTAAAGCTTGTAGTAAGTGTAGATGTTATTGCCATATTAAATACCTTTTATTATTTTTGCTAAATCCTCGCTACCACCATTCATTAAATCTTGAATAAGCGTAGCCTTATAAGATTTTAAAGCATTTTTAATATATATCAAACATACTTGGTAAATTAAATCTCTGTAGGCTCTTGCCTGTGCTTTTATATGTTCTTCATTATCATCTGAAAAACCAACTATTTTATCTGTTAATTGTTCTGCCCAAAACTCAGGCGGATGACCGCCAAACTTTGTTGTGGACACTTCTACCATGCCTAATTCAGGCACACCATCAGGCGTAATCTTTATTACCATTTGTTTGGCTCCGGGGGTTTTAAATGACTGTCATATCTATCAGCGACTTGTGGCAAAACAATTTTTTTCTGTACTTTTAATTCGCTTATTTTTTTTAGTTCAAGACCCTCTTTGCCTGATACAGGCACCAATGGGTCATGCAGTCTATGATATCCATAGAGCCTTTGTTCTCCCGGTATGTTTGTATCTAGTAAAGAGCTGCTTGAAGCAACCTCGACCTGAATACCTTTTTCCATACATTTTACCAACCAAAATTCTACACAAGCTCTACCTTGTTCTGCAAAATGCAAATTGTTTTTGTATGTAAAATCAATGCCAAACAGCTTTATATTCGCTACATCGTTCCAATATGCAAATGCTACAGCATAAGCAACCGTATTATTAAGATAGTGACAATTAGTAGACTTTACAATTTCATGCACGGGGTATTCAACCAAGCTTTTACATCTAGTATCAGCCTCACAGGTGTATATAGGCTTATTGTGATTTAACAACAGCTCTTTCATGCAATCGGTTTGACCGCCTGCATCTTCTGTATCTAAAAAACGACTTGGTGGGTCCATCATAAACACACGGTCATGAAAAATTACAGAAGCAACTGCATTAATTGCCCAAACCTCATCAAAATGTACGCTATGTGACTTTGCTAAATTGTAATCAAACCAACTCTTGCCTAGTCCTACAATAGCAACAGTTTTGCCTTTTAATTTTTTTATTGGTTTCATCTCTCTCTCAAAAATGTAACTTATGTTACGTTTGTTCTTAATGAATCATATCTCATCTCATCCCTAGTATCACGTCCTTCTCCTAAGTTTTTCAACCTAAGGACGCTTTCTTTAAATCTTGCTTCATACATGCCTATATCTTCAGGCGGTAGCTTTAAAAATACCGCTCCTTCTAGCAAACATCCGTAAAGAAGAGTATCTGGCGCATCTGTCGATAAGTACGTTGTACCAGAATCAGCACCTGCCGTTAAAGAAGCTGGTTTAGCTAGATAGTGTAACTCCATAGTGTAATTGTTATCAGGAACAGGAGCTATTTCAAAACTGCTTTGGTCAAAAATAGCATAATATCTTGGTGTGCCTCTTGTAGCTGTGCTTGTAACAAATTCTTTAATAAAAGAATTATGTTTTAAATCCAAGTAATCGTATGTATTAGAACTTATTACTGCTAATGAAAAAGGTGCCAAAAAATCTGTTGGAGTTGCTAAAAACCTGTTGTCTGTTGTTACATTACCTTGCACGTTTTTTCTTTGGTCAGGTATTTGTACGGTTTTAAGTATTCTTTCTTCTGCTTGTAAAATAATATTGTTGAGATTATTAACAAAAGTAGTTTCATCTGTTTCTAAATAATCTTGTACAGCAGTTTTAAGTGTTGCTAATGTAAAACTCATGATGTAGTTATTGTAACCGTACCTAAAGCACTTGTCATGCTATCAGGAGTTGTAAGTTTTTTTCCTATAATACCTAAGTCAAAGTTTGTATATACAGTAAATATGGTAGGAGATACGCTAATATCAGGTCTAGGCTCTCTTACAGCCTGTGGGTCTACAATGTTTGTTCTTGGTTCTAGTTGTGGGTGCTTTGATTCATAACACTCAGGACATGTCTTTAAACCATTCCATTCTTTGCGTAACTCTTTTAAAAAATATCTAAAACCACACCTGTCGCATATAGCATAGGCATTTTTGTTACTAGCAAAAGACATTATGCAATATTGTAGTGTGATAAATCAGGCGTTACATTGAAAGAAGCTCTATCTTCATCTGCCTCCATCGCTCTTTGGAACTCTTCATCATAAATCTGTTTTAACAAACCTGTTCTTTCTGGACTTTTTTTAATTGATAAATAATAGGCAAGGCCAGCTGCTAAACATGGATAAAACCTAAAGGGTATCTCTAAAGTGTTTGTAGCTGCGTCTACATCATCCATTCTTGTCAAAACATTTAGATGAAGTGTGTAAGTGCTTGATTTATCTGGTGCTGGATATACTTTAATTGTTGGAGTAATTTGTTTATCAACAAAAAATTGTAAAGGCTTGCCTGTTGCAGATTTGTTAGGAACAGCAGAGTATTCGCTTCTACTCAATCGTGTCATTTGTATATCTGAGCTTTCAGAGTTTACTGTTTCTCTTACAAAAGCATCTAGCACGTCTATAGCCGCAGTACCATTTGTACTATCAACATTATAACTAATCGTATCTTTTACAATAGTTACCGTTTTTTCTTGTATTGTCCACTGGTTAAGACCACGATTTGCCCATTCAGCCAATAATAAATTTAAACTTCTTCTAGCAGTTCTCAGGTCGTAAGCAGTTCTAAGCTCTAAACCACACCTTTCGAAAGCTTCTTCGATGTAATCAGCTACATCTAGCTCGAAGTTTTTGCTATTTGATAGTGCCATTACTTTTTCTTTTTAGTTTTTTTAAGTGTTTTTTCTAATCGTACAGCTTGATTTGCGTGCAATCT